TGGCGCTCGCAGTCAAGACCGACGCCTCGTCCACCGGCGTCACCGTCACCAGCGCGATCACGGTGCAGGGTGCGCTCGCATCCTCCACCACGATCACCTTGACGCCCGAGGTCACCTACGCGGCCGTCCCGGTGCTCGTCGGCCACCCGCAGCATGTCAAGGACCCCGGGTCTGCTGCCACATCGATGTCGTGGGTGATCACCTCGCAGACGACCTCCGGCATCACGATCACCGTCACGCTCGACCAGGCTCCCGGTGCCGGCAAGACCGACACGATCCTGTTCAACTGCGGGCTCATCGGCGTCCCGGCGCGGTGATCGCGATGGCGCACGTAATGCGGATGAATAACGGCGTCCCGGTGCAGGTAGACCGGGAGGAGGACGACGATGACGAGGGGCATCCCACCGATACCTGAAACGATCCCGGTCCCGGACGCGAACGACATTTACTCGACGATCGCCGACCTCCGGACGATCGGGGACGCGCTCTGCAAGGTGACGAACAACACCAACAAAGCGGTGGACGTCACGCTGCAGCTCGCACTCAGCGACGACCCGACGATGACCGCCCCGTACGAGGGAGGAGAAAGTACCGGCGGGGATTATGTTGTCTCCGGCGTCATCTCGGCGACCGCAGGCATCGCAACCGCGACCCTTGCCGCCACCGGGAGCGCTTACTTCAGAGCCCAGGGGCCGTGGGCGTTTGCCCGCATCAAGGGCGAGCCTGCGGAGGCTCCGGCGGCGGGTGGCACACTCACCGTCGTCTGGAGCTACAAGCACCGGGGGGACTGATCCATGTCGGCCTACGGTGACCCTACCCGGACGCTCACCCGGTCCGGCATCACGTACGCCGACCTGGGCCTCGCAGACAAGGACGCTCTTGGGTCTTTAGCAGCCGACCTCATCGAGCAGGCATCCGACGTCGTCGATGCACACTGCGGGCGGGATTTCACGCACCACGTCGACGAGTCAGAGCGCCACGATGGCACCGGCCGGCGCCGACTCCGGCTCCGCGGCCACCCGATCGTCGCCGTGGCCTCCGTCGCGGTCGGCGGGGTCTCGCTCACCGAGGATCTCGAGTATGAGGTCGATGTCGGATCGGGCATCCTGGAGCGCGTCGACGGTGCTGTGTGGCCGCCGGGACTCCGCAACGTTTCCATCGTCTACTCCTACGGCTACGTGGTAACGCCTGGCGCGATCGCCGGAGTCGTCGAGGACCTCGTCGTCGGGGCGCTGACCCACGCTGCCCGCAACCGTGCGGTGAAGGGGGCGTCGAGCATGAGCATGGACGGTTACAGTGTCGCCTACTCCGAACTCTCCCGGCTCATGGCGCTCGCGCCCGAGCAGGTACAGATCCTCGACCGATACCGTGCGGTAGGAGCGGCCTGATGGTGAGCGACCACGACCTCCTCGTCCGGATCGACGAGAAGGTCGACAACATCCTCACCCGGCTTGATGATCACGAGGCGCGCATACGTCCTCTGGAGACGCAACAGCACAAGTGGCTCGGCAGGGACGGCGCGATCGCGTTTGCGATCTCCGCCGCGGTCTCGGCGCTCGTCGCGATCCTCGCGGCTCTTGCAGGGGGGCAGCCATGACCGACGGGATCCTCGCGCGGGTCGGGGAGCCGTGTCTCCTCGTCAGCGTCGTGACGCCGGCGTTCGACGACTACGACTCGTTCGACCCGGAGGCCTCGACGCTTTCCGTGCAGGTGATCCGGGCGCTCTTCTCGGCCCCGTCCGAGAAAGAGTCGCGGGACCTCGCGGGCCGCGGCATCGATGCGACGCTCCGGGCGACAGTCCCGAGCACCTGCGCGGTGCAGGCGGACCGCCCGGGGCAGCCGGACCACATCGTCCGAGTCCCGGGGGCGAAGGCGCTCGCCGTCGCGTCGACTGAGGACGGGTGGACGGTTACCGTCGACGACACCACCACCTACACCGTGACGATCGACGAGGCGGGGGTGCTGCTCGGCACGCTCGCCCAGTCTGCCTACCGCGACCTGATCGTGCGCGAGGTGCGGCCGGACAAGCACCCGTTTACCGGCGTGACAAAAACTTCGGTCTACCTAAAGGGGGTCGTTGTGTGAGTCGACCCTCCTACGGGATCAAGGTTTCGTACAACGGTCTCCCGGATTACCATCAGATCGTCTCAGAAGAACTCTGGAGAGCGGCCGAACGAACTCGGCAGCAGTATCAGGAAAATCTTGAGAGGGGGGTCGGTGCCGACGGGGCACATGGTCGACCGTATGTCGGGACCGGGGAGGCAATCGCTCGGACCACAGTATGGCCGGAACTCCCCGGCGCAGACGAGTATACCGTCGCAGGGGAGACCATGCAACACGTGATCGCCGAGTACGGCAGGACGCCGGGAAAGAAGATGCCCCCGCCGGAACCGATCGAACGGTGGGCGAAGGAGGCCGGGCTCAAACCGCGCGACGGCGAGACATGGGAGAGCATGATCTGGACGATCCGCCGGCACATCGCCGTGCACGGTCTGCCTGGGTTCGCCCCGGCACAACTCGCCGCGGCCACGATCGCACCGACACTCGGACCCGCCATAAAGGCGAGGTTCCGTGAACTCGAAACACAGTAACTCTGCAAATGAGCAGGAGCACAACAATGAACTCAAATGAGGGTTCCTATGACGACAACCGAGATCTCTTCTCGTAGCTTGAGCACCGCGATCATCCTCAACCTGTTCCGCCAGAACCTTCAGGCAGCGGTAACCGCCGGGGATATCACCGATCCAGCGGCGACCCGGCGAGGAACGACCGGCGCGCCGATGGTACAGGGAGAATTTCCTGACCGCAATCCGATGTATCCGCACATCATCGTGCAGGAGGCATCCGACGCCGCCGACCGTCCCGACAGCCGTGTCGATCTCTGGGAGCACCGGTATGCAGTGAACATCGAGATCCGCGCTAAGAGCGCGACGACGATGTACAAGGTCCGCGATCAGGTGCGGGGATGGGTCGAGGAGCACGTTGGCACTCTGAACGCCGCCGGGTTCACGGACCCGCAGATCTCACCCGGGATCTCTCTGAACTGGGACGACCAGGAACAGGTGCGGCGATGGGCGTTCACCGTCACAGGAACCGTCTACACCAAGTACGAACCGCCAGAAGAACCGCCAGAAGGAGAAGAGTGACTATGGTGAGAAAACTCCAGGCCAGTGAAGGCACAGTATCGTGGGGCGCGGAAACGGAGCCCTACACGAAAGCAGCGACGTCGAACACACCCTTCGGACTCGTGACCAGCGCGATCGATTGGCCGGCTGCGAACCCGAAGACGCCGAAGGGGTCGGTCGGGCACCGCCGGGGGCCGTTCCTCTACAGCGCGGACGAGTACGATCTCTCGTTCTCGGTCCCGTTCGAGGTGCTCAACGATAACGCACCGTTCCAGTGCTCGCTCGGGAAGTCTGATGCGGTAAGCGGCACCGGATACACCGGGAAGAAGTTTACCGAACTCGACACGCTCCCGACGATCACGGTGCAGCACACGCAGCAGGACGCCGAGTTTATCGAGTACTTCGTCGGCTGCAAGGCAGACCTGTCGCTCTCGGCGAAGCGGGGCGAGGCGCTGATCGCGACGATGGACTTCGTCGCGGCGTCCCGGGACGTCGACACCGCCGCCTCGTCGTTCCCGACGATCACGACCCCCGAACTCCAGCCGTACCGGTTTTGGATGATCGGGGCGCTGGCGACAGTCGCCGGCACTCCGCTCGCGTCGATCACCTCGCTCGACGCGACGTGGAATAACGGGCTCGAGCCCTACGGTGGTGACGGCGCCCGGGGAGCCTACGATGTCGCCGAAGGAGAGGCCGAAGGGAAATACGATGTCAAGATCGGGTTCCTGCCGACCGATAACACGATGTTCGCGGCCGCGTGGGCGGACGGCGACCCGGTCGATATCATGATCCCATTCCTCCGCGCCGGGTCTGCTGTGGCGACCGCGACGGATGCCGTGATCGTCACGTTCGAGGACTGCACGATCCTCGACGCCCCGATCCCGCTCGGCGAGAAGGGGTCGCTGGAGTCCGTGCTCTCGGTCGGTCCGCTGAATTCGAGCATCGAGATCCGCGTCCCGACGGGGGTGTGATCGCATGGCTGATCTGTCCTGGCAGGATGCGGTCGCGGCGTTCGACCGGCTGCAGAGCGAGACGAAAGACCTCGTGTTCCCGGCAGGCGACGGGGAGATCCGGTTCCGTGTCCGGGCGATCTCCCAGCTAGAGCGGGACCAGATTGAGGCGAAAGGACTCCGGATGCGGAAGCGTCGCCGGGGGGACACCATCTCCGCCGATGAACTCGGGGCGCTGAAGACCGAGTATATCCGGGTCGGCGTGGTCTCCGGACCGTCGGGGTTTGCTGTGACCGAGGAGAACATAGCCATGCTCCCGGCCCACATCCGGGACGCGCTCGCGGATGCCGTGCAGGGGTTCGTGGAGCTGGAGGAGGAAACCCGGATCGGGTTTCGCTGACTACGGGCACGGCGACACGGTCGTCGCCGATGAAGAGTGGGAGGCCCGGGTGCTGCAGGATGCGGCGCTCTGGGCGAAGTACGGGTGTCCGTTCGACACCCGCGCTGTGCTACCCGCCCGCGAGTATCGGGCGCACCTGGCAATCCTGGAAGGGGAGGCGAGACGAGTGAGGGAAGAACAGGACAAGGCTAAAAAGAAAGGGAGGCGGCGATGGTAGTCGTCAGCGAGGTCGCGGTCGTATACACCTCATCCGGCGCGGACCGCCTGATCCGGGACGAGGATCGCGTTGATAAGGCGATCTCGAAGACCGCGAAGAACGCCGAGAAGAACGAGGCGACGACGAAGCGATGGATGGAGCGACACAAGACCGCCCTGACGACGATCGGCCTCGCGGCAGCCGGGGCGCTGGCGGCCGTGGTCGCAGCCTCACCAAGCCTGCAGGCGGCGCTCTCCGGAGTCTATCTCGAGTTCTCCATGCTCGCGATGGATATCGGCGAGCGATGGGTGCCGGCGTTCGAGATTCTCGAAGGGATCGCGGGGCGACTCACAGATGTGTGGGAAGGACTACCTGAGCCGCTGAAGGATGTGTTCGCTGCCGGGCTTTTTGTGACGCTTGGTCTCCTCGCGATCTCCGGGGCGGTTGCCGGGCTCTCATTCCTGCTCGGGCCGCTGAACGCACTCCTCGGCGGTGCCGGGCTGGCCGGTGTCCTGGCAAAACTCCCGCTCCCTGCAACGATCGCGGGTCTCTCTACCCTGACGTTCGCGGTAAGTGCGGTCGCGGGGGCGGTGCTCGGCGGTCTGGCCGTCTGGCTGATGTGGAAGTTCGGCGTCATCCAGGCGATCGAGGACGCCGGGGCGCAGTTCGGGCTCTTCGCGCAGAACGCGATCACGATCCTCGGGAACCTCGGCGACAACATCGTCGAGTGGTTCTCGCTCGTCGCCGCGAGCGCCGGTCTGTGGGGCGCACAACTCGCGCTCAACTGGATGGAGGGCATCGTCTCGAAAATCCCCGTCTTGAGCGGGCTCCTCATGCCCCAGATCGACCGCCTGCAGGCGACACTCGACTCCGCTGGATCGGAACTCCTCGGCCGGTGGGAGAAGTGGGGGCTCACGGAGGGGCTCCTGGAGGGCGTGATCACCAAGGAGTCGACGCCGAACCGCGCCGTCTCTGACCTGATCGGTGAGATGGATAAATGGGTGTTTGGATCCGGGGAGCAGCCGGCGCCTCCGGGCGGGGCCACGTGGGCCGGGCAGACCTATCAGCAGCCGGTCCCGATGCCGACGCAGGATCGCGGGGGAGATGTCTACCTCACGATCGAGCGCGGCGCGGTCTCCGTCTCGGGAGCGGACGCGACCGGGTTCGATGAGCGGAAACTCGCGGAGTTGTTCGGGCAGATGTGGCAGGACGAACTCAGGAGGCAGGGGCGGTGACGTACACCTATTGCACGCTTGGGGTGGACGGATACGTCCGCCTCTATCTCACCCCTCTCGCAGAGGAGAACGTCGTGCTCAAGAACAGCCTGTTCACCGGCGACCGGTCCGGCGGCCGGGGCACCATCGTGAAGAACAAATTGATCTGCCGGCACGAGATCACCCTGCAAGGCGAGTTCGTGCCGACGAGCGAGATGCCTGCGGACCACAAAGCCGCCGTGCAGACGCTCTTCGGCCGGCCGACAGTCTCGGCGGCCGACCAGTTCCGGGTGCTGGAGATCCTCAACCTCCAGGAGGAGCAGAACTTCGACTTGGTCCTCGGCGACGATCAGTATACGGCAGCGACGCCTGCAGAACTGTCATACTCTGTCGACGGCTGTGTGTTCCCAAAAGTCGCGATCGATGAGTTGAGGAAGAATAAATCGACGAAAAAGGACCGGGTCGGGTGGACGCTGCGGCTCATCGCAGGGTTCGAGACGTCGGCGGGGGAGAGCGAGTGACCCCGGTATCGTTCCGGTTCGATGAGACGGTTCCTCTCACCGTCGATCTCCAACCCCCTTCCCCGCTCGCGGAGTTCTTCGGGGTCCGCCCCCTCTTCCCCGCCCGGACAGAGCGGGCGACGGTCTGGAAACTCTACGCGCCGACGACGGCCGCATGGGTGCCCGGCATCCTCGACTGTTACGTGCAGGATGCGTTCTCGCGGTTTGGCCGCACCGCCGAAGTCAGGATCTACGACCCGGACTCGACGATCGAGCAGATCTACCCCCGCGATACGCCGCTAGAGTTGTGGGTCTCGGAACGAGGATCGCCGCTCGCGCTCCGGATGGGCGGGTTCGTGTCGAAGGTTACGACCGACGCCGGCACCACGACGCTGAAGCTCCTCGCTCATGACTTCTGGATCCGGCGGCGGGCGGTCTTCAAAACCTACTCCTCACAGACGGTCTCCGCGATCCTCGAGGACCTGATCACGACGCTGACGCCGCTAGAGTGGAATCCCGCGCTTGTCTCCATCACCTACGACCGGACGCTCTCGGCGACCTGGAAAGGAGAGTATCTCGATGTGGTGATCGCCGAACTCGCGAACGGCAGCGACGGGGAAGAGTGGGGTGCGGATGACTCGATGCAGTTCTTCTTCCGCCCCCAGGCGGCGAACCGGAGCCCGCGAGATTTCGTCGAAGGGGAATACTACGACGCGCGGTTCTCGGAAGACGGACAGGTCGAGATCAACAAAGCAACGGTGTACTGGGGGATCTACCCGACCACGGGGGCAGTCTCAGTGCAGGACCGCGCCGCACAACTGCGTCTCAAGGAGCAGTTCGGCGCTCCCCGGGCGGTCGTGATCGAGGTGGTCAAGACTTACCCCGAAATCTCCTCTGAGAACGAGGCCCGGCAGAAGGCGACCTCGATCCTCGCCGACCGGCAGGTGATCCGGACCGGGACGATCCGGACGTGGGGCGGCACCGGGATCCGCCCGGGCGACGTCTGCTCCGTGGTCGTACCGGATCAGCAGGTCAACGGCACCTACCGGGTGGCGCAGATCGAGTATGCGTGGGCTAGCGGGGAGACGACGGTGAAACTCGCCGAGAACACAGGGGGCGTCGTCGACGTCCTGGTCGAACTCTCGGACGAGGTGAGCCGGATCGATGCCCGGGCGGCAGACGGCGACGCTGCGCTGCTTGAGATCGTCGACCTGACCGAGGAGATCGTGACTGACGTCGAACTCCGGATCTACACCCGGGCGATCCCGGACGACATGTTCGTGTTCGGAGACACGGGGGCTGGCGGGGGCGTCGGGCATCCAGACGTCGGCGGCGGGCTGCTCGGTGACCGTCGGGGTGACAGAGTGCAGGTGATCTAAAAATGTTAACGGCAATCGGCAGAAACGCGCAGCGCGACCTCTGGCAGGGGCTCCTGTCAACGGTGGTGATCGGGACCGGGACCACGGCAGAGAACGAATCGGACACGGCGCTGCAGACACAGGTGGCCTCGAAAGTGGCCAGCCTGGAGACCCGGAGCACGGGGGAGGTCGTCGCCAGCGGGCGGCTCGGCTCCGGCGACGTGAACGGGTCCCTGCTGGCAGAGGTCGGGGTGAAGACTGCCGGAAGCAGTCTCCTCTCCCGGAAAACGTTCCTCCAGTTAGAGAAGAACGCGACGATCGAGGTTGAATTTGAGTTACTTTACAGGGTGAGAAATCCATGAATTTCGCGGATGGAGAGGGACTCTACGCCCCTCAGATAAATGCAATGCTCGCTGCGTTCCAGGGGACGGGGGTGCTCTCCGGCTGCGCTGCGAGCGCGACCGGGGTAGATCGGGTGATCTCGGTGACGAGCGGATCAATCATGATCGGGGCGGCGACCGTCCCGTATGCGGGCGGCTCAGTGACGCTCGAATCCGGCGGCGCGGTTGACCGCTACGACCTGATCACGATATCGGCCGCAGGGGTGCTCGCGGCAACGAAAGGGGTCGAAGAGAAGAAATGTCCGCCGCCGCCGGCGAATACCTGTATCATCGCGATCGCTCGTGTGCCGGCATCGGCGACCGTGGTCGCGACCGGTGATGTTACTGACGCATCGGTGCAGATCATGCAGTGGATGCCTCCTGGCGTCATCCTGCAGTGGCCGGGGAGCCTCGGGAGCATCCCGACCGGATGGCACCTGTGCGATGGAACGAACGGCACGCCGGATCTCCGGGACTTGTTCGTCGTCGGTGCCGGTGGCGACTACGAGGTCGGGGCGACCGGGGGTGAAGCGACTCATGCCCTGACTGTGGACGAGATGCCGAGTCATACTCATAGTGGTTCTGCCGTGGTTTACAGTGTTGGTGGAGCATCCCTAAATGGGAGTGGAGGATATACCCCTACGGGCATAGGCTCGACTGGAGGAGGCGATGCGCATGAGAACCGGCCGCCCTACTACGCGCTGGCGTACATCATGAAACTCCCCTAACTCTTTTTCTGCTGCCGGATCGCGATCTGTCGGAGGATCACGATCACGGAGCAGATCCAGAACACTATCCCTACCCCGAGGGGAGACAGGCCTAGCGCCACAGGGATCCAACCGAGGAAGACGTACATCAGCGCCCCGACCGGGAGCGCGAGCGCTCCAGCGAGGAACAGTGCAAAGGCGCCCCAGTTTGGAGAGGTGCGCCCCCACTCATACCAGATGATTGCGGCGATCAGCGGGACGCCGACGAGGGCAGGGATCATCGTCTGCGGTGCGGTCAGGACGTCGCGAGCCATCCAGAGTGTCGGAACGATGATGAGCGCCGCCAGGATCCCCGCGAGGACTTTGGCCTCGCGGTCGGAGATGTATTTGCATTCAGCCATGAGGGAAGGGTTGTTGAAAAAGGATATAGTTTTTACGGAGATATGCCGGCAAATTTGCCGGGATGTTAGGGGTCCAGCACCACGATCTTGACCCGCTTAC